TCATCCTGTGGCGGGATCTCATAGCGATGAAATCGAATTAGTTGTATATCCAATTCCTTCTTTAGAAATGACAGGACCATTAACCATGTATTATGGTGATAGTGTTACCATAAATTATGAAGCAACTAACATCCCAACTTCATTTGAAATAACACCGCATTATTATTCTCTTGATGGTGATGAGACAACGGGAGATGTGATAGTATTGAATACAGGTGATGAGGTATCTGGGGAATTTACGGACACTCCGCCATGGGGCGATAGAGGTCCGTCACAAGTAGTTTATATTGGTAATGTTGTTGGATATGGTGGACAGACTAGGACTCAAAACTTAACCATTCCCGTTAGTATAGATCAAAAACCTGACTATATTGAAATTCCAGAATCTGATGACAAAATTAGAAATGAACAATTAGTTATTACTCCTGATGCTGAAGTAACTACACTTGAATTGGTAGTTGATGATGTTGATATACCAGTAGAGATTAAATCCGATTATCCAGTTCAAGTAGAGATAGGTAGAAATGGTGTCTGGAATAATGTGAGGCAAATTTAATGGCAGATTTTTCACTTAACTACAATCCTGGAACTTACAGTTTAACTTTACCGCTACTGGCAATTAATATACGGATTTCAGTTGCTGGTGCTCAAGGTGGCAACGGCGGAAATGATAGTGCTGCTGGGGGCACACGAGGACCAGGAAGAAAGGGCGAATTTAGTTTGCCTAACAATATTGAAAGAACTTTAACTCTTTATGTTGCCAGTCAAGGAGGCAATGGTTGGGGCTGTGTATCAAACAGTGGAAATGGTGGCGGTGGCGCAGGGGGCGTTGCATCTGGAGGTGGAGGCGGTAGAACTGGTCCGCAGGGGTGCTCTGGCGGCGGTGGAGGCGGCGGTGGTGCTACTGGAATCTACGATAACTACTCTGGAACATATATTATTGTCGCAGGTGGTGGTGGCGGTGCTGGCGGTGGATCTCACCCCGATTCTTGGTTGAGAGGCGGCAACGGAGGTGCGGCAGGCGGTTGGTCTACTTCTGTTAGAACCATTTCTAATGGTGGAACTGGTAGATCTCAAGGATATGATGGTGGCGGTGGTGGAGGCGGCGGAGGCGGCGCTTCTGGTGGCGGTGGTGGTCGCGAAGGTGCTGATGATCGTGCTGGTAGGTATCCATCAGGTGGAGGCGGTGGTGGTGGTAGCTACTATCGTAATGCTTACACTACATATACTGGTGGAAATGGTACTCACTATGGTAATGGTTATGTGAATATTCAATATGATCTTGCCAGCCCAGAGTTTACCTCATTCACAGTATCCGATCCTGACATTATCAGGGGAGAAACAGTAACATTTTCTTGGGCAACTACATTCACTCAATTCATCACATTAATTAGGTTGAGAAATCCTGATGGAACAGAGTATACAGTTACAGGAACAACAAGTATCACACTTCAACCCCAAGTATCAGGAAATTGGACAATAACATTATATTACAACGGCGGAAGTCATTTTCTTTCACTCGGACATATTGTTTATATTCCACCAACGATTAATCTATCATTAGATGAAAACCCTATTCCGATTGGAGCATCTACTGTATTAAGATGGACTGTAGATGGTGATGCAAGTACAATGAATATTGAACCTGGAATTGGTAGTACAAACATCAATTCATTCTCGCCAGTCAGCCCATCAGTTACAACTCGATATACTGCATATGCTAATGGTCCTGGTGGCAGTGATGCTGCAGAAATTGAATTAGTTGTTTGGCAAAGACCAGTAGTAGAAATATCTGGTCCACCAAATGTTTACTATGGAAACAATGTGAATATAATTCATTCACAGACAGGATCAACTGTTATGTATAATTTAACTATTGATATGACAGATTTGGATGGTGCTGTGACTATGGATTCGATTGATCTTGGATCTGCTGATGTCACGCAAGAAACTACATATACACACGTTGTTCCTTGGCATAGTAGAGGACCAGCTTACATTCAATATGTGTTAACTGGTGAAGGTGATGGTGAATTATTTGACCTTGAAAGTATTAATGTGCCTGTAGTTATTGACCAGTTACCAGATGCTGTTGAAATTCCAGAAACTGACGATAAGATTAGGGATGAAGTACCTGTTATTACCCCAGACGTGGAAGTTACATCACAACAAATTGTTATTGATGATATTGATATTCCAGTAGAAATTAAGGCAGATTATCCGATTCAAGTCGAAATTGACAATGATGCAGTATGGAAAGACGTGCGTCAATTATAGTCCCCTAAATAAAGTGGGAACTACCAGAAATGGCAAGCAGTAACTATAGTCCATGACATATTCTTATTCTACAACACCAGTATATGTAAGCGAAGGACAAACAGTTCGCTTTAAATTTAAAGCTCCTGATCAGTGGAACACTACTCAAAGTGTTACTATTAGAATTGGTGAGCAGACTACGATCTGGTATATTACAACCATACCAGAAGACTTTGCTCCTGATCCATATCCATTCCAAAGATTGGAGGATGCGGATACTGATGTAATGTATGTCTATGGTGATGGATCTCGCCCTGGCGAATCGGTTGTTACTGTATCTGGACTAACACCATCAACAGAAGCTACTGTTGGGGTTTTTGGGTCTCTACCTGCAGATGTAAATAATTTTTCGATCAGAATTAAGAGAGTCTCTATTGGAGAGACTGTATTTGGTAGTTGGGTTGTTCCAATTCCCAATACTGTTGTAGTAGAAAATACCGACGAGATTCAGGTTAGATTAAAATCTAATGAGAGTCAGGGATTAGAAACTTATGTTGATCTTGTTATTGGAACGAGATCTGAAAGATGGGTAATTGAAACTGCGGTAGCACCGCCTAACATACCAGTACCATTCCCAGATTTTACTGATATCACCAATGCTCCATTGAATGCGGATGTCTATAGTAATATCTTACAAGTTCAGGGATTGAATGATACTGCGCTTGTATCTTCTTTGAACTCTAATTTATATTTTGGTATCTCTGATACTAATACCACATTTACTGACTCTAATGGATATGCAATTTTGCAGGGAGTCACGTTTGAAACTACAACTGATAGTCCAACGATTACTAATGGACAATATCTTCAGTTAAAACTTACAACTCCGAATGGAGCAAGCTTACTTACATCTAGTCAGTTGAGCATTGGTGATCAAACTAATGGATCAAGTTGGAACGTAACAACAGGAAACTTCCCTTCTACCACACCAGATACATTTGTATTTACTGATTTGATAGATGCGGATGAAGATGCATTACTTGGATCAGATCCTGCTCCTGTTGGTGGTATTACTGGACTTGGCATAGATACCGAAGTAGATGTTACTCTTGTTTCTACAACAGGAACAGAACCAAGAATTAAAGTTCAATACGCTGAAGGTGGCGAAAGTTCTATTGGTATTTTCCCAACTAAAGTAAATAACGGCGATAAGATTGTTCTTTACAACAGATCTTCAGCAACTTTTAGTGCATCTGTTTCTACAACTATTAAAGTTGGAAGCAGAGAAATTCTTCCATGGAATATCACTACTAATTCTGGTCCAGATACTGAAGCTGTATTTACTATTCCTTCTAACTTAACCAATCAGGCTCCAAATACCGAAGTGGTTAGTGCTATTATTAGTATCACTGATATCAATAGACCAATCACAATTTCCACAACCAATGGTGCTTTAATTTCTGTTGATTTTGCCGATCCAGTATCGGGTCCTATTACCTTTGATCCTGATGTAGATGAAACTATTCGTATTTTCCTCACTACAGATCCTAATTTATCTGGTATTGCGACCACAACAGTTACTATTGGAACAGGAACTCCAAATCAATTCATCTGGCAGGTAAGTAACTATGCTGTTGCTCCACCACCACCAGATCTCAAAGGTGCATGGTATAGTAAGAAGGGAGCATATGTTGATAGTAATGGGGATGTTATTGAATCCAAAGAAGATGGTCATGCTATCGGAACTATCCTGACAGTATTGAAGAGACCCGATGGAACATACGGTACGTTAGATGGAGAACTTACATCAAGATTCCCTGGTTATCTTGAGTGTAATGGACAATCTCTTGCAGTAGCAGAGTATCCATTCTTATTCGATGTTATTGAGTATACTTATGGAGGGTCTGGTGCTAACTTTAATCTTCCAGATTATAGAAATAGAAAACTGGTAGGAACAGGTGTTGTTGATGGAAACGATGCTGGTTCTTCGTTTGTTCTTCCTGAAGGTGGTGCGAGTATTAACAACCCAGGTGGAATTGGCGGATGGTGGTACGTTGATGATGTAGACGTTGCTGGTCCAGATCCATATGAAATAGTTTTATCTGATGCCACTAATGATTTAACAGGACAAACTAGCAATTTCTTCAACATTGGCACTGTTAAAACAGTATTCAATGCAGACATCACAGCTGATGTAGATTTTACTATTCCAGATGGTGGGTATGTTAATGCAACTGTTGGTCCTCTGTTAGATACTTCTGTACAAGTTCCTGCACATAGTCATTTGTTTGTTGCTGGTGTAACAGATGGCAATACTGGGGATCCCCTAATTCAGTGGGGAATTAGAGGATCATCTACTCTTGGTAATCATAATACAGCAGACGGTATTGGTTTTGGTGGAAATGCTCTTAATATGAACACCAATGCATATTTGGATGGTACTATTGCTGCAGATCCAACTCCTGTTGTTACTGCATATTTGGCAAGATTGGCTAGTTTTTCGCCTGAATTTGAGCAGGAGTGGAATGATATTGATAACCAAGATGATCTTGAAACATTAGTTACTGGTTTGATTCAAACAGTTGCTGCTGGAACCAATAGTCCAACAGCAAGATCTGAAGCATCGTTGGAACTTTCTGCTGATACATGGTGGCCATCTCCATTTAGTCAAGGACCCGAACTTGATGAATTGCAATTTGTATCAGGTTTAATTAGTGAAAACTATGATCTTGCAGCTGATGGCGGAACTGCTGGAACTGGTTCGAGAAATGTATCTGCTGTTATTGACACCAGACAAAAATTTGTTAGAATTGACTCTTATACTCCTCCTGCTCTTGGGGATGAAGGAACAATCGTATCAAATCATAGTCATTTGCTCACACTTCAACCTGTTACTGATATAACAACTGACTACTCTTATGGTAACTCAAGTGGTTCTGGTAATGCGAAAGAAGGATTGGGAGCGGCACAGAATCAGATCAACGTCACATTCAATCAAAGTGAAGTTGGAATGGAATTAAACCCTGGTGTATTCACACTAAATACTTCTATCAAGAAACCAATTCCTGATGTAGTATTTTCTCCGAATCGAACTGTACCATTAGTACCCGAGTTTCATAAAGTAAAGTATCTCATTAAAGCATTCTAAATCATATGGCAAAACAAAATAATGGTGGCATTGCTCCTTACAGACCACTCGAGCTAATGCTCAATGAAGAGTTGACAAAGTTTGACGTTCAAGATTTTATTGCTGTTTGGGATGGATTTGTTCCAAAAGCATTTTGTGATCAGTTAATTGAATATGGTGATAGAGTTTTAGATGATAAAACTGCACACTCCATCAATGCTGATGCTGGAGATGGCATGAACATCATGAAAGGAGATCAAATGTATGGTGGAAAACATAATCGCCTGGATAAATCTTTCATGTTAAACTATCACAGTGAAAGATGGGGAGTTCAAGTAAATCAATTCTTGAAGTCTTGTGCTATGCATTATGTCAATTACTTTTCCCAGTTGAGAAATGTTACTCTAATTTCATCTGACATTAAATTCCAACGTACACCTCCTGGCGGTGGATATCACCTCTGGCATTATGAAAATGCTGCAAGTTCTTTTGCTCAAAGAGAACTTGTGTGGATGATTTATCTAAATGATGTGGAAGATGGTGGCGAAACTGAATTTCAGTTCCAAAAACGCAGAATTAAACCTAAAGCAGGTACAGTTGTCTTTTTCCCTGCAGGAATGACACACGTTCATAGAGGAAATATGGTTTTAGGCGAATCAAATAAATACATAGTAACTGGATGGTATGTTAAATCGGGGTCCTAATGACAATAATCTACAATAAGAAAACTGTTCTCGAACTG